CATCTGTTGCTGCGTACAGCATGCATGTGCCAAGTGCGAGTACGTAACGATCAAGTGGTACAACCACCTCACCGTCAACGAAGGCATTGGGATTGCGATGACGTGCACGCACACGTAGCGTGCCTACTGCTTGCTTAGGCCATACTTGGAACAAGTACTTGCCAGTGCTCGCTATGTCATCATCGACATGTAGTTGCTCAACGAACAGTGGCGTTGTGCCGTTGAGTCCGAATGGATTGAAATCACTAGGCAGACGAGCGAGTGGCTTCTGTGATGTGTCTACGTAGATCGCACGCACATCAGAGAAGTCATGTAGTGTTGTAGGAAAGATCGTTGCGAGTGTGACCTTACCACTCGTGCCATCTAGGTCATGCGATGACCAACGCATGATGCCAGGCCACCATGCTTCACCACACACACTGTTGTAGACGCTCTTCAGCTTGCCTAGGATGTTCTCTTCTGCGTATAGCTGCGCACCACTGCCAGGGAACTGTGACAGTTCGCGTATCACATCCTGTATCAACTGCGTTGTGTTGGCGTATTCCACAGGCGTGCTCGTTGAAAGAAAGCGCAGCGTGTTAGGGAGTCATAACACGCTGCGTTAGTTGGTCCCAACGATCAGCCGGAGAACTGTGCCACACCATGCAAGTTGCGAGTGTCAAGCTGCACAATCGCACTGAAGTCGCGAGTGCCGTTGCTCGCAGTGCTCAGTGCAACTGTGCCTCGTGGATCAGTCGTTGCAGCAGTCGCAGGACTCGTGTTGTCACGTGCTACGAACGTGTGAGCACCAGCAGTGCTACCGTTCATCAGTGAATGACTGAGAATGATTGCACTGAACGGCAGACCAAGCTTGTCAGTGGTAGCGATCTGCACAGTGTCCGTTGCGTTCGCATTGGTGCCTGACACAACATAGTCCACCCATGCGAATGGCTTGAGGCTCTGCTTTGCTGTCGTGCCTGCGAGTGTGAACACCTCAGCCATCTTCTGACCGAGATAGTCACGACCATAGACAGTGTTGACAGCGTTCGCACCAGTACCACTTGGAGTGAGAGTGATGCACCGTCCCCACTTCGCAGCACCGATGCTGCTGATCTGCACAGGCAGACCACTGGTGATGGTACCAGCAGCAGTGCTAAGTGGATACGGCGTACCAACAGGCCCAGCAGTCGGTACGACACCGAAGTCAACACGCTGCTGACGTGCGTTGTTCGTAATATCCGCGACGTACATGAGGTCCGGCACGCGCAGATTGATGCGTGGAGGGAAGTAGTCAGCGCTGCGATCCACCATGATGATTACTCCAGTTCAGCGATGGTGCCTTCGACACCACCACCACGTGACGGTTGTGTTGCACGCGCAACAACGTCCTTGAGTGACGGTGGCTGTGCATTCGGCACAACCGGCATGCCAGTGTCCATGTCAACCAGTCCACCTTCTTCATCGAAGTGGAACTGTTTGAGTAGGTCTGCATTCTCGATGTAGATCGAGTGACCACGTGGGAAGTACACCATGTAGCCGTCTTCGACTTCGCGCTTCTCAGTCTTGAAACCAATGAAGCGATTGATCGGACGACCGCGCTTGTCCTTCTCACCTGTGTCTTCGAACTGCGCAACCTGCTCAACGAGCGTGTGCTTGTCCACGCGCTCGACTTCGTACGAACGACGTTCGTTCGCTGCCATGATCAACCTGTAGTTCCGTTACGCAGCACTGCATGCGTGCGGAATGCACGCCACAAGCACCACTGCCCCTGCCACACGACACGACGACCGACTGCATCGAGGTTCCACGGAGCAACAAGCTCCTTGACCTTCATGTTCACACCCTTGAGGATGTGCAGTCGTAGGTACTTGCTGTTGATGAAGTACACACGGTTCACACCGCAGTCTTCATCATACACCATCGGAATGCCATTGTGTGACACACCCTCGAAGCCAAGGTCGTACATGGCCTTGCCACTCTTGGTGTCACCCATGTTGATCACCAGCTTGTCACGCACCGCCTGACGGTACGTACGCATGATGTTGCGACCAGTGATCATAATATTCGGCTTGTCGTTCTTCAGCTTGAGATCCATCAGCACGTCATCGAATGCCTCTTCGATGTTCGTTGCGTCAAGATTGCCGTTGAACTGATACGCAGAGGTGCGCCACTGTGTCTCAGTCGCACGGTTGATGTTACCGAGCGTACCAGTGGTTGGATCGTCAGGGATGATGTTCGCAAGACCGTTCGGATCAGTACCGAGTCCTGCACCAAACAGGTAGCTGGAGAACTTATCTTGAATGCTCTCTTCGAGCACATCAAGCTTTGCAGTGAGCAGCTTGAAGATTTGCTCTGCACCGGTGTTCTCATCTGCTTCCTGATCACTCATGATCAGCGAACCGACGACGCGCGACCAGCCGTAACCAGCCGTGTTGAACTCATCAGTCTGTGCCATCGGTACAGTATCGTAGTACTGCATCGATGTGACATTCGGATTGCGACCGAAGATGAGTGGATTGGTGATGTTCGCACCACCAGTCTCGATCTCGACCTGTTCGTTCGCAAACGCCCACGCAACGAGTGCGTGACTCTTGATGCTCGCCATGATGAGCTTCTTACGGCTCTTGTCGAGCATAGAGTGAATGATCGTATTGAGTGTACCGCTAGCAGCGAATGATGCGTTGATCATAGCTCCTCACTTCATTGCAACACAATGCCAGATTCTCGCAGTGCCTCTGCCACGATATCACGTGTGCTCATGCTAGCAGGAGCAGCAGCAGTACGCATATCGGTCATACCGTTGCTCGCTGACACACGGGTGCCAGGTAGGACGCTGCGATTGGCAGGTTGCGGAGCTTGATTGGTTGGTGCTTGTACACCACCACGTCGCGCCTCCATCTGAGGACGCAACGGTTGCGAGTAGTCGTATCCATTCTGCAATGCGTAGTTATGCAGCCTGAGATGTGCAGCCTCTGCTGACAACTCAGGAAAGCGCTGCATCAGTGTAGCAATCTCTGCTTCCTGTACTAGCGCTTCTGGATACTGCTGTGCAAACTCGTTGTACTCACGTGCAGCACTACTGTGCGCTTCTGCTACACGGTGTTGTTCTTGTTGTGCTTGTGTTAGTGGTGCAACTTCGTCACGAATGATCCTACGAATAGCGTTCGGATCAATTCCTGCCGCAGCAGCACCTAGTATAGAAGACAAATCATGCCCAGCAGCTTGTGCTTCTGTCAATAAGTATTTGATAACAGCGGGTGGATTGGTTTTCCAGTTCGCCATCAGGTTCGCAGCAGCAGTCATTTCTTGTGGCTGCAAACCAAGTGCAGTGAACGTGCTTGCTGCGGTACGAAATGCTTCATTCGCAGCATTCAGTTCGTTGACTTGTGCACGTAGCGTGCCGATCTCACGAGCAGCGTCATTCGCACGCTGCCAGTGACGACTCTCTGTACCTGCACGTGCGACGACCTGACCGTCTGCATTGACGAGATCGCCGTTCTGCATACGACGCAGACCACGCTCATGTGGTACGCCAGTTGCTTGCTGTGGTGTCTGTGCAGGTGTCTGTGTCGCTTGCTGTGCTGGTGCTTGCGGAGTTGCACGATCAGTCGGTGTCGGACGAGACGTGTCGTCTACGAACTTGTCAAACGCTGACGCTGGTTCAGCAGTCTCAGTAGCTGGTGTCGTATCTTGCTGTTGCTGTGTCGCATCAGCAGTGTTCTGTTCACTCTGCTGCGTGTTGTCTTCTTGTCCTGTGCCGCTCATTGTCTACTCCTTCACGCCTTGATCGGCGGTGGTGCCATGTTCGGTGGTGCAGCGCCATTCATACCTGGTGCGACAGGTGGTGCGCCTGGTGGTGCCATTGGTGGTTGACCAGGAGGTGCATTCGTTGCTTGTGGTGCTGCTTGTTGCACCTTCTGCATGATCTCACGCAACGCATCCATGATTGGCACACCCTTAGACATAGCAATGCCAAGTGCTTGCTTTGCTTGCGGAGGCATGCCGTCGATCATTGCTGCTACGTGTTGTATCGCGTCTCCAGGCGGAATTGCACCGTTCGGTGGCGCAGCACCAGCAGGTGCACCACCACCACCGCCTGCTGTAGATGCAAACTCAGCCTGGAGACGGTCCCAATCTTCAGTGCGCATCTCGATCTGATCGAATGACTTCGCCCACAGACGGATGATGAGTGCAATCACTGTTGGTGATTGTGCACCGAATTGTCCTGCGATCTTACTGATCTCTAGCGCTTCCTTGCGCTTGGCGTTGCTCGATGGTTTTTGTGTACTACCACCAACGACGCGCATGACAAACGAGGACGCGATCTGTTCGGCTGGTATGTTGTGCCATTTCGCTGCTTGCGACTGACCAACAAGTGCAGACACTCGATCTGTTTCGAGGTATTGCAGACACAGGTGTGCGACATCAGCATAGACACCACCAAGGAAGTCCTCAACTGCATCAACTTTCTCATCAAGGAACGTCTGTGTGGTAGCTTCATAGCGACTGATCGCTTCGTTCGTTGTGTTCGTCTTGAATTGTTCGTTACGCAGAATGACGCCAGTACCACTGATGCGGTTGATTGCTTCTAGCTTCTCACCCTTGTCGAACACCTCTTTGACATTCAACGACGGTGGTTTGAACGTGAACATCACTTGATCGAAGTTCTTACCTTCAGGCACTTTGATGCCCATCGCTTGACGCTTCGGATCACCGAGGAACTTGTCAACGTCATCAGGGTTCAGATTCGTGCTGTCGTAGAACAGCTTGTTGAACACCTGTTGACGTGCACGTTGCAACTCGCTGTTGATCTCATTCACTGCGTCTTGCTGATCGAGATAGTAAGTGACTTCACCTTTTGTCATTGCACCGAATGCAGCGCAATGGAATGCTAGGTTGCGCAATGGAAAGAAGCGTGGCAGCTTGAGTTTGTCGTTCCACACCCACACCGGCCAGTCCCATGAGTCATCAGTGTAGAGATACACACGACGTGTGGTCTTGTCCCAGATGCGCCAGCACTTTGTGTAACACGCATTCTTCATCGCTTGCTGATCGCTGTATCCGTACTGCTCAGGTGCAGTGCCTGTGTTGAACAGCTTGAAGTTCTTGTCATCAGCAGCGCCTTTCGCTGCGTCATCGTCACCACTCAACACGTGTGTTGGCTTGTACAGCGACATGACTTTCTCATCACTCGCTTCCTTGCCGAACTGTGCATTGAGGAAGTCAGTCTGGTAGTACTCTTCAATCATCATCCACCATGCATCACTGAAGTCAGGCATGGCAGCAGTTGGATCGACATACACACGATGCATGGGATGGAAGCGCGCCCACGGACCACTAGGCAGTAGGAAGTTGACACGACTCTCTAGCGCTTGCAACTTGCCTTCTGCTTCACGCACCTCGCCTGTGTCAGTAGCCTTAGACAGTTCGTCTGAGATCATACGCAAGTCACTCAGTGCTTGCTCACTGCTGTCTTGTTTGAACACCCATCCTGTTTCTATCCAAGCACAGTTAGTGAGCTGTGCATGCACAACACATTGCTTGGCTGTGACTTTCAGGT